ACAGGGTGGGCTCGGTGGCGCCGCCGATGCTGCCCATCGGATCCCAGATGGGGCGGCCGGTGGTGTCCTTCAGCTTGCGCACGATGGCCACCGACAGGTCCTTCAGCATGAAGCGCGCGCCGCGGGCACGGTAGGTGCTGTTCACGCTGTGGATCAGGTCGATCAGGTCGTCGTAGATCACCGTTGTGGTCTGGCCGCTGGCGCCGGTCTTGCCGGTGGCAGCGCGGGGGATCACGCCGAATGGCTGGCTGGAGCCGGTGCCCACGGTGTAGTGCGTGTTCGTGATGCGGCCCAGGCGCTGCGCCAGGCGGTCGACCACGAACTGCACGATGTCGATCGCGCTGTCCTGGATCAGCTCGATCGGCAGGGCGATCTTCTTCGAGCTGTACTTGTACGGGTTCACCGCGGCCACGCCGAAGGTGATGTCTCCGGCCGATGCCGCGGCGTTCTCCGCCACGATCTCGCCCACTTCCGACGTGCCGTCGCTGGTCGGGTAGTTCAGCGGGTTGCCGCCGGTCGTGGTGATGATCTGGGCGACCTCGCGCATGCCGCCGTAGGCCTTGAGCGAGTCCACCACCATGGCCGCGACTTCGGTCGGCACGGTGTGGCCGCCTTCGGTCGTGGTCGTGGTCGACATGGCGTTGCGGATGGCGATGGCCTGCTCGGCGGTCACGTTGTGGCCGTGCCGCAGGTACAGCGCCACGGCCTGCACGGCGTCGATCTCGCCCTTGCTGCCCTTGCTGGCCTGGCTGGTGGCGTCGTTGAACTGGCGCGCGGCGTCAGCGTCGAGCATGCGCTGGTGGGCCTTGATCTGGCCTTCCAGGGCGGTGCACGCCTCCATGTGGGTGTCGAACTTGGCCTGGTCTTCCTTCGACCACTTGCGGTCGCCGTTGGAGTCCAGCAGGGCCTTGGCGGCGCGGGTTTCGTGGGAGAGTTGCTCCCGCAGGGCTTGGATGCTCATGATGTTCCTTTCAAGTGAGCATGAAAAAAGCCGCCCACGTGGGCGGCTGGTGCTGGCGCAGGAGCGCTCAGTTCGGGGTTGCCGGCAGCAGCGCGAGGCGGCTGCGGTTCAGGCGTTGCAGTCGGTCGGCCTGGGCGGCCAGCTCGGCGGCGTCGGGTTGCGGTTCGGGCTGTGGCTTGGGGGCGTTGGTGTAGGCGCTCAGGTTCCAGCGCGCGGCAGCCTTGGTGGCGTCGTCGCTGCCGTCGCTGACTTCATCGACGAAGCCGGCCGCCTTGGCCTCGGCCGCGGTGAACCAGGTCTCCGCGTCCATCCAGGCGGCGATCTGCTCGGCCGTGGCGCCGGTCTTGCGGGCGTAGTCGTTGGCGATGGTGCCGTCGATCTTGTCCAGAAGGTCGGCGGTGCTGCGCATCTCGTGCTTGTTGCCCCAGGCCAGCGTCCAGCTGTTGTGCACCATGAACAGTCCGCCGTCGGTGATGTGCACCTTGTCGCCGGCCAGCGCCAGGTACGTGGCCGCACTGGCCGCCAGGCCGTCGATGTAGGTGGTGACCGGGGCGCCGTGGTTGCGCACCGCGGCCACCATGGCCCGCGCTTCGAACACGTCGCCGCCGGGGCTGTTGATGTGCAGCGCAACCGGCTGGCCGGCGTAGGGCGCCAGGGCGTCGATCAGGGCCTTGGCCGATGCGCCCCAGTCGCGGTCGATCACGTCGTAGATGTAGACCTTGCCGGCCTCGGCGCGGATGGCCGGCGCCTTGTCGGCGCGGGCGTTGGTGGCCAGCAACTGCAGCAGCTGTTTCATGGTGCGGGTGTCCTTGATGCATCCGGCGCTGTGTTGCGCTGTGCCCGGAAGGGTTGGTCGTTGGCCGGGTCGTCCAGCTTCGGCAGGTTCAACAGGCGGCGCACCTCGTTCACGGACATCCAGCCATCGCCGGTGCCGGGACCGCCCAGGGCGGCGCGGAAGCTGTCGGACTGCGCCTTACTGTCGCCGCGCAGCAGCGCGCCCAGGTTGAACTCGACGAAGCGGCCGGCGCGCCTGAACAGCTTGCGGTTCAGTTCCTCTTCCCAGCCAGTGAGCATGGGCGCCAGGTCGAACTTCACCCAGGCCAGCAGGATCTGCTCGACGCCGGTGCCCCAGCTGCTTGTCTTCTCGCTGTCGCCGATGATGATCGGCGGCACGCCCATGACCTCGCAGATGGTCTGCTTGTCCAGTCGCCGGCTGGCCAGCAGTTCCATGTCCACCGGGCTGATGCTCAGCTCGTGCGCCTTGCCGCCGTTGGCAAGCACCAGCGGCAGCCGGCCGCCCTCGGCCTGGCCGTAGATGGCAGCGAAGCTCTCGCGCAGCGCTGCGGCATCGTTGGGGTTCAGGCTGGCTGGGTACTCCAGCGCCACCCTGGGCATGCCGCCCTCGGTGATCGTCTTGCCGATGTACTTGGCCGCGCCCAGCTCGGTGGCAATGGCATTGCGCGCCGCCCACTTGATGGCCGACATGCTCGACACCCCATCGAAGCCGAAGCCGGTGAAGTGCAGCATGTCGTCCTGGTCGACGCCGTAGATCTCCTGCGTGTCAGGATGCCGGCATGCATACCGCAGCCGCCCGTTCACACGCGCGGCCACCACAGCATCAGGGTGGTGCACCCGGAAGCCCACCACGTCGGCGCCGCGGCGCAGGATCTCGGTGTGCTGGTCGCCGCGCAGCTTGACGCACCGCACGATCCACTGCTTCCATGCGCTGGCGGTCCAGCTGGGCTCGGGCGACTCGTTCAGCAGCCACCACAGCGGCGTGGCAGGCGTCACCATCTCACGTTCAGGTCGGCTGCGGTACTCGTGCAGCGGCAGCTGGCTGACGGCGCCGCCGAGCTTGCTCAGGCAAGCGAACACGGTGCCGACCTGCAGCGCGCTGCTGTCGGTGACGGCAGGGCCGAAGCTGCCACCGCCGGGGCCGAACAGACCGATGCGCAGCGCCTCGGCCGCTGTCAGGCTGCCGTTGGGATGGTCGCCCACAGATGCGCGCGGCTGGACAGCCTGGCGATGCTCAGCCCGCCAGATGCTCAGCGCTGCGGTGGTGTCCGGCAGTTTCATAGGGCGTTCAGATCCACGAAGGCCGGGCCCGCCGCCGGCTCGGTCTGGCTGACGCTGGCGTAAGCCATCACCGCCGCCACCACCAGGTCGATGCGCCCGGTGGCTTTCGCCTTGTTCAGCTTGCGATTGCCGGCCGGGTCGCTGTCGGTCACGGCATTGGCCGCGCACCAGGTCAGCACCGGGTGGCCGTTGTGCTGCACCGTGCGGTTCAGGATGGCGGTCTCGAAGGCGTCGATGGCCGGGCTCATGTCCTTGAAGCCCTGGCCAAACGGCAGCAGGGCCGGCAGGCTGATGCCGTCGTCCGTCGCCTGCTGCTGGAAGTCCTCCAGGCGCCAGCGGTCGGCCGCGATGCCCTGCACGTCGAACTCGCTGCAGATCTGCGCCACGCGCTGCAGCACCGCCCGCTTGCTGATGGCGCGGCCCGGTGTGGTCTCCAGGTAGCCGGCGCGCTTCCATGCGGCGTAATCGACGCGGTCGCGCTGGGCGCGGTCGGCCAGGCCTTCGTCTGGCAGCCAGCACCATGCCAGGATGCTCCAGGCGCCGCCCGGATGCTCGGGCTCGACCAGCAGCACGAACGCGGTCAGGTCGGTGGTGCTCGACAGGTCCAGGCCGCCGAACGCGCGCCTTCCGCGCAGCTGCGCCACGGTGAACGACTGCTGGCACGGGTCCCACACGTGGGCCGACAACCACGGGTTGATGGCGGCAGTCCACTGGCAGAAGTTCAGCCGCCGCACGATGGCCTCTTTGGCCGGCATGCCACGGGCCTCGGTCACCTGCTCGCGCAGGTACTGCAGGCCGGGCAGGTTTCGGTTTTGCAGGCTGGGGTTTGCCTTGGGCCAGCACCGTTCGTCTGCCAGCGGGTCGTCGTCTGGATCTACACCGCAGACGAACGCGAAGAAGGCATCGTCGACCCGCTTGCCGGCCGCCACCTCGCAGCCGTAGTCGTGGTAGATGCCGCAGGGCGTCGTCTTGCCGGCGCCGCTGTTCGTGATCATGAAGATCAGCGCCTGGCGGCGGCTCTTGGTGCCGGCGCGCAGCATCTCGACCACCTGAGCGGTCTTGTGCTCGTGCACCTCATCCAGCAGGGCCACGTGCGGGCGCGGGCCGCTGGCGCCATCGTCGGCGCTGATCGGGCGGAAGAAGCTGCCGCTGGCCGTGTAGGCGAGGTTCCACACGTTCTCGCCGGTGCCGCTGGTCGTCAGCCGCTTCATCAGCGATGGGCTGTGCTGGCGCATCGCCACGGCATCGCGAAACAGGATCATCGCCTGGTCGCGCTTGGTGGCGGCGGCGTAGATCTCGGCGCGGGCTTCGCCGTCGGCGGTCAGGCCGTACATGCCGACACCTGCGGCCAGCGGGCTTTTGCCGCTGCCCTTCGCCGTCTCGACGTAGGCCACGCGGAAGCGCCGCACCCATCCGTCCAGCTGGGCGTCGAAGCGCTGCCAGCCGTACAGGCTGCCGACGATGAATGCCTGCCAGTCGTCGAGGATGAACGGCTTGCCCTCGAACGCGCCGCCGTTCAGGCACAGCGTCTCCTCGAAGAAGGCGATGGCCCAGGCGGCGGCGTCGAGGTTCCAGCGCAGGCCGCGTGCCGGCGCCTCGGTCAGGTCGCGCAGGTGGCGTGCCGCGGCATCCCGCACGTGCGGGCCGGCGATGATCTCGCCCAGCAGCACGCGGTGGGCGTACTGCGTGGCCCTGTCGACCACGGCCGGCTTCTGCTGCGCCCGCTTGCGGGCGGGCTTGGTCGGGGCGTCCACGCTGGTCACTTGAAGAACCGGTCGGGGCCGTTGGCCTGCTTGTTGCTGAACATGTCGGCCTGCGGGTCCACCATCACCTTGCTGCGGGCGGCCGGCGTGGCGCCGAACTCGCGCAGCACGGCCAGCGCGCGCTTGGCCGACATGCTCTTCACCATCTCCCACGGCGACAGGCTGACGTTGCCGGTCTCGGCGTTCTTCACCAGCACCTTGCCGTCGGCCGTCTTCTCCATCGACAGGCGGAAGACGGCGATGGCATCGCAGGCGATCTCCAGCGCGGGCGTGTCGATGGCGGTCAGGATCTGCGCCTTGCGCAGCTGTGGCGCCAACTGGTTCCACACGGCGGCGACTGGCGCGGCCAGGTGCGGCGGCGGGGTCAGGTCTTGCAGCAGGTCGGGCTCGGGCTCCCTGTCGTTCAGGGCGCGCTTGCCCGGGTTGCCGTTGACGACGTGCAGCGCGGTCGGTTTGGCGGGGCGGCCCATCACTGCACCAGCTGCGCGGCCTGGCGCCACGGCGCCCAGCTGCTGAAGTTGTCGTTGAACGACTCGATGCCGTCGAAAAAGTCGGCGTAGAAGTGGAACAGGCCGGCGTCGGCCGTCACTGCAGTCTGCTCGGTGCGCGGGTTCGTGTTCAGGTTGGCGCTGGACTCGACGACGACGAAGCGGCCAGTGTGGCGGTTGCCCAGCAGCATCACCTTCGAGTGGTTGCGGAACGTGGCCACCCGGCCCTGGTGCTTGCGCACCGCGGTGCACAGCGCTTCGTGCACGGTCGGGTACTGGCTCGGCAGGATCTCGCCGGTGTAGGCGTCGACCCACTGCAGCTGGCCGGCGGCAAGCCACGCGGCAAGCTGCTCGACGTCCTGCATGGCCATGCACCAGGTGCTGACCATCAGGTAGTCCCAGGGCTCGCAGGCCATCAGGTGCTGCAGGAAGCTCAGGCTGTCGACGTCGCCGCTGCTGATCACGTGCCAGCTGTCGCCGTCTTCGATGAACGGCGGCAACAGGTCGCGCAGCAGGGCCTCGCTCTTGGCGCGGCGCACGCTGATGCGGTTGCGCGTGCGCATAGCGCGGGCCTCCGACAGGCGCTGCTTGCGGGTGCGGGCGGGCGGCTCGCCCAGGCCGTCGAACTCGCCCAGGTCGGCGAAGTCGCTGCTGTCGATGGTCGCCAGGTCCAGGCCAGCCACGTCGATGCCCTCAAGCATCATGCGACTCCCCCTGTTGATTTCGCGGGCCTGCGAACGAATAGAACCGACTGGTCTGCGCTTCGGCCGCGCCAGACTTTTCACCCGCCCCCTGGGGGTCGACCGGGCGGTGCCAGGGGTGGGCCAGGTCGAGGGGCCGACCGTCCAGACCAGCGCCGCGCAGCACGCCGTCGGCGTTGCGGTCCTGCGCCTGCTTGTGGCTGTCGTGGCAGGTCTTGCACAGGCTCTGCAGGTT